CTAACGGTTTCGTCCCAACGGCGGCTACCTCGACCGATGTGGCCATCACCCTTGAAGAACCCGATTATGTCGATGTTGCCTTCACGGACTTCGAAGCCTCCACGCTCTCGCTGGAACGCCTCCGCCGTCTGTTCATGGCTCCTATGGCCAACGCCATCCAGTTGTCGCTTTACAACGCAGTTCTCGGCAAGGTGACCAACGCCGCTTTTGCTACCAAGGCTTACAACGGTGCTATCGGTTCGTTTGCTCGTACTTCGGTTGCCGCCGCCGCTACCTCGCTCACGAAGGCTAACTTGCCTCACAACGATCGTCACCTTCTCCTGTCGCCCGATGCTCTCGGTCAACTCGTCCAAGACCCTTCCGTTGCCCAGACCTTCTCGTACGGTGTTTCGGATGTTATCCAGAACAACGCCATCGACAAGAAACTCCACGGCTTCGGCGTCAGCGAGTTCAATGGTTTCAGCGGCCTAGGCACCCCTTCCTCGGAAGGTCTGAACGGTATCGCTTCCTGCAAGGAAGGCTTGGTCATCGTCACCCGTGTTCCTGCCAGCCCGACCACGGGCGGTGGCGAACAGATGAATGTGACCGACCCAGAAAGCGGCTTTACCTTCGCTCTCCGTTACTTCTACAACTGGCAGATGGGCACGCACAATATGCAGGCCGTCTGGCTCCAGGGTACGGCTGTCGGTAACCCTGCGGCTCTCCAGCGTATCATCTTCACCTAATAGGTGGGGATTTAGGAGGCCGTTAACAGCCTCCACCAGCGAAAATGCCGAGAGGCCCATCCCCACGGGGGTGGGCTTCTCCTTTTGTTGACAGTCCGCTAATTACAGATGGCTGACTTACCTTCAGAATGGGCCGCAGACGCCCTTGAAATCCTTGGGGAGATTCCCAAGTCGGTAACCGTCAAAAGCGTCCCAGGAGGCACGCCCGTGGCCTTTAATGCTCTAATGAGCCAGCCTGCCGTGATGCAGGACTTGGAAACGGGTGGTTTCACCTCCTCAACCTCGTACGATGTCAAAATCCTGCGGGTTCAAGCCGCCGCCCATCCTGGCCTTGTAGCCTTTGGTAACATCATCGCCTTCAACGGAGAGCAGTATCGCATCATGACGGTCACCGACCGACCCCCTTCGGCTTGGGTGATCTGCAAGGTGCAGACGCTGGTTCAGTAATGGCTATTCAAATCAGTACGGCTCGGAATGTTCACATGAACACCGACCTGTATCATACCCATGTGGCACTCTATTGCCAAGTAATGCGTAAGACTATGGCCGATGTGGTCAAAAACGAGGCACGCTTGCTTGCCCGTGACGCTTGCGACTTCACCCCACCGTTTTCTGGTTCTGCACCCACTATCAGCAAGGGCGGCGAAGGCGGATTCGGCAATAAAGCCCGTGATAAGGGTCGTGCCGCCGTAAGCCGTGATGTCCGCAGGATTTTCGCCCCGCTTGCCCAGGCTCCCTACGCTCTAGTGGCCAGCCGTGGCGACCTTGGAATCTTTGATAAATGGATTAGACTTAAAGAAAAGTTGCCCCCCCCTCATGAGCCTTCATGGATTTTCCGTGTTTTCCACTTAAACGGCATGGTGGTAACCCAGGCTGACTTTGATAACTTTAAGCAAAGACACGCACAACAGAACCAAATGTCTGGTTTTGCAAAAGTTTCCGATTATGATACGCCAGGAAGTATTCAATCGGTTCATGAGCATATTCGTGGGAAACCAAATTATTTTGTAAACAAAAACAGGAAACCTACAAACTTTACAGCCAACTTCAATTTAGTCGAAGATTACATCAAAAAGGTTCAAAAGCGTGTAGGTAAACTGAAGGCTGGCTGGTATCACGCTGGCCTTAAACTTGGCTTCATGCCTACGGCTCAATGGGTTTCTGGACAAGGCTCATCCAACGCTATTTGCCAACCACAACTTACTGGCACAAAACCCAAGGTGAAGATCGGCAACGCCATCGCCCGTGACCATTCACAAGGCTGGCACCTGTTCCAAAAGGCTTGGAACCACCGTGGCTTCGCCATGCGGGAGAAGATGCTCCACGCCCTAAAGGGTTCCAAGAACCACGGCACGCTTCTTCAGATTACCCAGAAATTACAAAAAGGCTTTACCCTTACCCAAGTTTAACCATGAGCATCCCATTCTATTCCGCCCGTACAATCGTAGAGGAAAAGGTTTCCGCCTACCTTACGGCCAACCTTACGGGCGTTGCCGTCCACAAGGGCATTACTCCAGAAATTAAGGTTATCCCTTTGGTTACGGCCTACGCCAAGGCATCCAAGGCCGTTGATGCCCTTGGTAGCCATCCATTTGGTAATTACACCGTAACCCTTGAAATCGGGGTCTATTCGTCCGCCGATGACGAAACCCTCGATCAGCACCGCACCCGTGTCCAAAGCGTCCAAAACCTTATGTCGGACACCTCTGCTTTAAAGGCTCTTTGGACGCTATCTACGGATGGCATCCTGTACGACCTTTGGGTTAACCAGGACGAGGAGGGTATGCACCAGCGTAAGTACGGCAATTTGATTGAATACACCGTATTTGTTATGCTACCCCCCGCCCCTTGACACCTCGCTAATTCCAAAGAACAACTATGGCAATCGCTATCGAATACGGTGTAGCCCTTTTTTACGGGCTTCGTGACAAGACTTCCATCACCTATATGGTCGTCCAGTCTGATGACATTTCCCAGTCATTCGCACTTGATGTTGAAGTCGCAGACGAAGATGGCCGCACGATTACCGATCACCTTGATGACCGCCGCAACGAAGTTACCCTTGACGGCGTTCTGAAAGAGTCTGCCTCAATTCCTACAAACGGCGTTCAGTTTACCTATGATGGTGTCCAATATATCCTCAAGTCGATTGACGACAAAGGTTCCAACAAGGACTACCGTAAGGTCACCGTAAAAGGTATCAAGTACCAGGAAATCGCCTAAAGAGGCGGCATCCACGAATGGATGCTCGTTACCTCAAGGCCACGACCACGCTTCCCTCGGATGTAAAAGTCTGCGGGAAGCGGTTGCTTCCTTTCTGCCTACGGCATCGCATGATGCTTATGGCCATCGACAGCCCTTTCCTGGACATCGGCAAGCGTGGATTTACAGCCACCGATGTAATCAAGGCCGTAAGAATACTATCAACTTACGAAAAGAAAGGCATCAACGCACCAATCAACTTCATGGAGAAATGGCATATGATCGTGCTTAACTCCAATAGAAATAAGTTGGCCCGTGAAGTTGGACGCATTATTGGTGTTATCACAGAGTCTTGCTCTTACCCCAAAATGTGGTCAAAGGAGAAGGGCGTGAATAAGGAGAACATCCCGTGGGTGCTGTCTTGTGTGGCAAACAATGTTCGGAACGGTTGTACGCTTGAAGAATCATGGACAATGCCCGAAGGTGAAGCCGTATGGATGTCCATTTCCCACGCCATATACAACGGTTCCAAGATTGATGTCCTATCGACCGATGACGAAGATATGCTCGATAAGTTCGACAGCATCATCAACCGCTTTAAAGAAGCAACTCCTAGAAACTAATGGCCTCTGAAATCGTAGTCACAGTCGGTGCAGATACCACCCAGTTGGAAAAGGGTTTGCAGGATGTATCCAAGCAAGGCAGTAAGGCGTCCACGCAATCCACTTCCTTTGCGTCCATCCTTGGTCGTGCGTACGGTATCGGCCAGATGTTAATGTCGGCAATTACGCCTATCTTTGACTTCATGTTGAAGTATGCGGAGAAGGCCCGTGAACTTCGCAATATGTCCGTGGCTACTGGTATGCCGACCGAGCAACTCCAAAAATGGAATGTAGTGGCACAGAACTCTGGCATGAGCCTGTCCACGCTTTCGCACTCGATGGCCGAGTTCAACAAGAAGATGGGCGAAGCCAAGATCAAGGGTTCCGAGGCCAATTCTGCACTTACAAAGTTGGGCTTTGGACTAAAGGACATTGGTAAGGAAAGTTTAAGATACGAAGATGCACTTTACGCACTTGCCGATGCACATAAGGCTGGTACAGATAACGCCACCTTGATGCACTATGGCACGCAGTTATTCGGCTCGTCTTTCGAGCAGATGCTTCCCTTGGTCAAGCAGGGTTCTGGAGAACTAAAGAAACAGTTGGGTAATGTTGCAACAGCCGAAGAAGAAAATGCCCGTGGTTCGGCTCGTTTTGCAGATATGATGACACGGGTTGGTGCCATTCTTGAATCGGCATTTATCGACATTGTGGGGACTATGCACAACCTGGGGGAAGGACTTGCTGATGCTATTGATAATTTTGCGAACAGCGTTTGGTACAACTTTAAAGGATGGTTTGTTGATCGTGGACAAATGTTAAAGGATGCCGCCGAAGCCACATACAAAAATCGCTCAAGTGGTCATACAAAAGAGGAAGATGAAGCATATTACGATGATTTGGCCTGGAGGTATTCTATGGATGCTGATGAAAAGAAAATCTTTTTGGACAGAATCAAAGAACTTCAAGGCGGTGCCGATGGCAAGAAACTCTCTCCGCTTGGCCTGTCCGAAGCCCAAGGTGCATCATCGCTCCAGCAGATGGGCGGCGGCGACATCGTTTCAGCCATAGCCTTTACTCCCTTGGAACGCATCGCAACAGCCACGGAACAGACTGCGGAAAATACCACTCCCCAGTTGGCTACCCCAAAAGAGGAAATCCAAATCTACCGCAACACCGCACTCGGATACTAATCTATGCCAATCGACACTTCTATCAAATACGGGAACGATCTGGAATCACCAGTAGTTCAGCCAGGATGGTCTGTGGACTCGGACGGCTTTGGTATGCTTCAGTCCACCGTCAAGTTTAAGTGGGCGAAGATTTACACCGCACAGTTTCCCAACTGGTTCCATCGTGGCCGTTCCCACCCTTCTGACGATTACTCGCAACTCAAGTTGTTTAAGGCAACGATGACCGAGGAAAAGGGACAGGTCGTAAGCATCGTGGCAGAATACTGCGGACTTGCTACCAATGGTGGTGGCGAGTCTGGAACTGATTATAATGGCCGTGGTTACAGCGACCCACAGATTATGATGACTGGTGCGGCGGCGGCAGAGAGCATCCAAGCCCACCCAAACTTTATTACTATAAATGCCCTAAACTGGGGCGATGTACCACCACTTGCTGGACACCCGCCTGCCCTTGGTGGTTTTGACAGCAACCTTACCACCAACCCAAATCGTGCGGCGTGGACTCCAAAGGTGGCTGGGGGTGGCCTTATCAATAACTGTCAGTTCATCGGTTTCTTGCCCAATCAAGACCCAACCGATGAAACCCCAAATCTGAAGGCTGGAATCAAATCCTATTACAAGCCGCAGATGACGCTTCGTGTGCTTATTTACTTCACGGAAGAAGAACAAGCATTAGATCGTGCCTCCATTGTTGGGTTTGTCACAAACGGTGGTGCTTATTACTTGCCAGAAGCATACAAGGCTTTTGCGTATAGTTCTAGCCCATATGCTGGTACCTTTAATTACACCGATCCTTGGACTGAAAAAATCCATAAATCTTTCCTTGTTACCAATGCGTCAGTCGAGCGTTTTGGGGCACTCTGGAAGGTGACCGCTGACCTCATGCTTTCTGGTCTTGGCGGCTGGGATAAGGATGTCTATATCGACAGTTCTTTAGGATAATGCCACGCTCAATCGGAGGATTTAATTCATCTACCTACGGTTCGTTTGGTACGGGACAACCTATCTCGGCTGGAGCCATGAACCGCATGGCCATCGCTGTGGACAGGGCGTCCACTATGATGTCCCAGGGCATTGATTTTAGGTCATCCAATAATGGCGTTGCATACAGTAGTTCACAGGAAGTTGTAAGCGTTCAGTCTTATCCACCGTTCACGGTATTTCTTGATTCAGTAGATGGAATAACCGTAGTGCGTGTATCAGCAGGGTCGGTCAATAGCGTCATCCCACTTATCAACGGGACTATTATGACGGGCGTCTATACTCCCCTCACGGCCCCCTTATCCGCTGGAACATATGTAGTGGCCATCAAGTGCAAGGCAGACCCAGCCCCAGCCTTCTTCCCGTTAATTAATTCGGAGATTGTGGTGATTGCTTACCCTACTACCGACACGGACACCGAAGGTTACATCGCCTTGTCCGTACTAACGGCTACTTCTGGGACGGGCGGTACCATCTCCTTTGGCCTTAATCAACTTGTCTCTGGTAGCCTTACCGCCGAGCGTCACAAGTATTCCGCCCCCAACACGGCATCGTATTATTACTACCGTGTATGATCGAGATTACCAAGCCGTGGCGTAGGACTCCTTTTTATATTGGAGAAACAAACCAATATAACGGAGACGGAACTAATAACGCAGGAATCGTTGACCCTGTTTTTACCAACCTAAAGGCAGATTGCCCAACTCAATTAGGTTTCATGCTTGGTGGGTCGGCTACGGTTTATAACTCATACACGGATTCTGTCACCACATATACAAGTCCAACTGATTACGAAACGGTTGATACGCCACGCTTTGAAATCACCGTTTTAGAGGGTGACTATGCCAATGCCCCGTGGGTAGGTCTTGCGGTAGAAATGAGGGCTGAACTTCAGACCGATGTAACTACATATATCGGGGGGGTGTGGGATACCACCACCACCTATTCCTACCTTAACTACACCTACAACCTAACGGCGGCTAACTACATCCCTAGCCCTACCGACCCTAACTTTTTTCCACCCAATCAGTATATTACCCCTTGGGCTTCTACCCCCCCAGGGCCGTCCTATACCTCATACAAGTACGAGGACTTGGGAGGTGGGGACTTTAGGATTACCATAGGCTTTATTGTATTTGCACCCAACAGGTGGAACTACATCTCGGTCGTTCCTGGTGACTTTGAGGTAGGTTGACATTGGGCTAATTCCAAAGCCCTATGGCTACTCCTACCTTCAGTTTTACCAAGGGTTCGACCCTAACGATTTCTGGGGTTTATACCCAGTCCAGCCCTGCCGCCCCAGCCAACTTGGACGGCATCGACCTTTATTGCACAGTTCGTGACTCCCGTTTTAACGATTACCCCTTGGTGGTAACCAAAGACAGCCCAACCGAGTTTTCGATGTTTTACGCCAATACCGATGATTGGCATTGGGGCATGGGGTTTATGGATATGTTGTTTGTGTCTAATGGGATCGCCATCTATTCGGAGACGGTAAATGTGGTTATCCTTAACAATGTAACCAAGAACATCTATACCTAATGGCTATCACCCTTACGATCTGCGAAGCGGCAAACATCGCCGTAAATCCAGTAGTCCCAGCGGTAGTTGTCATTAACCCGTCCTTGCCGTCCATCTCGGCTACCGTGACGGTTGGCAGTACCACGACTGGGGCACCAGGCTCCAACGCCCTTGTGGTCAACGCTGGCACGCCTTACGCCGCCATCCTAGATTTCACCATTCCCCGTGGAGATCAAGGAATCCAAGGAATCCAAGGAATCCAGGGCATCCAAGGGATTCAAGGCCAGAAGGGGGACACGGGCGACAGCGGCGTGGCCTTTGCCACGGCACCTCTAGCCTACAACTCTGGCACCCAGACCATCAGCATCGACCTGTCGTCCTATGCTACCCAGTCCTTCGTAACCTCGCAGGGGTACATTACCATCTCTGCCCTTACTCCCTACCTTACCTCGGCTACGGCGGCGGCTACTTACTACCCCCTTACCAACCCTGCGGGGTATATCACCGTATCAGCCTTGTCGGGCTACGCCACCGAATCTTGGGTCACCTCGCAGAACTACCTTACATCGGCTGACCTTACTGGCTACGCCACGGAATCGTTTGTAACCAGTCAAGGTTACATCACGGATGCCCCTTCTGACGGATACGGGTATGTTCGTAAAGATGGGGCTTGGGCTTACTCCCCAAAGTTTTACCAATTAGATGTCGGTACACATACTTCACTCACATCTGGTCAGTACCTACTTAATGATGGGTCTTTCGTAACCAACATCACCGCCGCTGACATCTCTCTTACCGACACGCTAGGTGCTGGTTTGACGCTGAATAATGTTGGTATCGTATTCCCAGACCTTTCGACCCAGACAACGGCTGGCATTTCATCGGCTACGGCGGCGGCTACCTACGCCCCTATTGCGGCGGCTGTCCTTGTAGGTGGATCGACTGGCCAAGTCCTTACCAAGACCAGCGGTACGGATTATGCCCTGTCTTGGGAAACTCCTGTCATTGGAGATCGTTATCTGACTTCATCGACTACGAGCAACACCGTAAGCAACGGGAACAAGACTTTTACGATTGGAACGGGCTTGTCGTACACGCCTACCCAGAACATCACGATTTCGTACGACTCCTTAAACCATATGCATGGCGAGGTGTTGACTTATAATAGTGGTACGGGCGTGTTGACCGTGGACATTAACAATCACACGGGGTCTGGTACCTATTCGTCATGGGTCGTTAATGTCGGCGGCGTTACCCCTGCGACCTCGGTGGCTTGGGGTGCCATCACGGGAACGCTCTCGTCACAGACTGACCTCAACACGGCTTTAAGCGGCAAAGCACCCCTGGCTAGTCCGACCTTTACGGGAACGGTTACCATTCCGTCTGGGGCTTCTATCTCTGGGTTTGCTCCCCTTGCTTCCCCGACCTTTACGGGTACCCCGACCCTTCCGACTGGCACAATCGGCACGACCCAGACGGCTGGCGACTCGACCACGGCCCTCGCTACCACGGCCTTCGTCACGACGGCAAACAACCTAAAGGCGAACATCGCCAGCCCGACCTTTACGGGCGATGCTAGGGCGGTAACGCCTTTGCTTACGGACAATGATACAAGCATCGCCACGACCGCTTATGTAAAGGGTCAAGGTTACCTTACCTCGGCTACGGCGGCATCGACCTACCTTACCTCGGCAACGGCGGCTTCAACCTACTACCTCCAGACTAACCCGTCTGGCTTCATTTCTGACGCCCCTAGCGACAGTAATCAATACGCTCGATACAACGGAACTTGGGCTGTAGTCAGCGGTGGTGGTGGTGGCGTTGCTTGGGGTGCAATAACTGGCACGCTTTCATTGCAAACGGATTTGCAGGGTGAACTAGACCTCAAGGCAAACCTTTCTGCCCCGTCCTTTACTAGCGGCATTACTGTGGACGCTACTGGGATCACCTTTAGCGACTCGACCGTCCAGACAACGGCGATTGCGACTGGCCCTGCTGGGGCTAACGGATTGAACGGGGCGATGAATTACTTGGACATCGTAACGATGACCTCGTCATCGGCTGGCTACTATGAAAGCGGTGGCGGATGGTATGCGTACTATGGGTTTATGAACACAGGCGGTGGCTGGTTTTACAATAAACTTAACGCCTCTGGTGTAACCTTTAAATTATACATCAACGGTATCTACGACAGTTCTGGTACTGGTGCCTATAATTATATGTCTGCATTTGGCACTCTAGTTACTACTCCTGTATCTGGTGATGTGATTACTATATTCATCTCTGACGGCGTTGGTGATGCAACCATTCCACTCGTAACATACACTTACTAATGCCTATCTCCAAACGATATGAGAAGGACGGTTTTGCGGCCTTACTTTTTGATGGTAACAAAAATACCCCTACCGTGTTCAGCGTTAAGGCAAACCAAACCTACAACGCCACAGGCTTGACGGTGGTCTTTGCCGAAACCAAAGCCGCCCTTCTCGCCCTCATCGCCGCCAAGGGTTACACCGTTGTTCCCATTTCCTAATATGTCCTACGCTATCCTATTCATTATTGGACTCCTCATCGGCTTTACCGCTGGGTTGCTTGTGTACCGAAAGCATATCGATAAACTCAAAGCCGCCGAAGGCAAAGGTAAGTCTATCTTGGATGCCCTCAAGGGTAAGTAATTAAAGCCAGATGCGTCTGGCTTTAATAGCGGTCGGTCTTATTATAGTTGGTTGCTCCACCACGGGCACCGATGGTACTGGAACCGCTACGCCCCCTGTCGATGAGTTTGCCAAGGTCGGCGAGCAAATCGACAAGGCTGATGCCCGTGTGTCGGCTGGCGTCCAGGTTGCCCGTAACGCCAATGCCCTAGGTAAACCAGCCGTGGTCGAAAAGGAACTGGCGGTGGTAGCCTCCTACCTCCCAGCCCCCGATCCCCACAATCTGGGCTACATTTCCAATCGGGTAACCCGCAACGACCCCGAGGAGTATAAGCGAGCGATGGAGGCTGGGGCAAAACTGCTGGCCGCTATCGAAACCAACTGGGCCAAGGCCGAAGCGGACGCCTCCAAGAACAAGGTCGCCTTGGACGCCGCTAACGCCCAAGTGGTCGAATTGACCGCCGAGGTGGAGAGGGTCAAGACCGAGGGCATCCGAAACGCCTTCACCGTGGCCGCTGGAGCCTGTTTCCTTGCCGCCCTTGGTCTTGCCATCCTCGGACAGTACCTACGGGCTGGTGGGGCATTTGTGGTGGGTTCTTCCATCGCAGGGCTACCTTACCTTTTCGCCTCCCCCTATTTTGTCCCAGGGGTAGCCATTACCATAATCAGCACTATCGTAATTTGGTCTTTTGTCTGGTGGTTCAAACGCCCTAAAACCTATGACCCGCCCAAAGACCCCAAAAACTAAAGTTGTTTGGAGGAAGTTAGGAAAAGAGAAAGCATGGGGACAGGCTACTTGCGATCCCTCACGGCCCACCATTGAAATAGACCCACGCCTGTCGCCAAAGCGTGAGTTAGAGGTTCTGTGCCACGAGCAACTGCACCTTTCCCTGCCCGACCTTTCCGAGTCTCAAATCGACCGCCTAGGCAAAGAGATGTCCCGCACCCTCTGGTCGCAGAACTTTCGCAGAGTCCTCCTAGGAAAACACAAGACCCCCGTTAAAATAAGCAGATGACCGCCGAAACTTTTTGCACGACCATCGTACCAGGCGTTGCGTCCTTGGCTTATTTATCTGCGGGTATCGCCAACTTATTCACAAAGAATTACCCGCTGGCAATTATGTGGCTGTGCTATTCGACCGCTAACATCTGCCTCCTACTTTCGGTCGCCCGCAAATGAGTCCCCCCGCCCCGATTGACCCAGAAAGCATCCCCAAGGAAATCAAGGACGGGGCGGTAGCATCCATCCTCGGGTCGCTGGCTATGACCGCCCGACTGCTCCTACACACGGGGCCAGAACCTGTCACCATCTTCTGGGTGATCCGCCGTGTGTCCGTAGCCGCCATCGTAGCCGCCTTTGTGGGCTGGGGCATCCAAGAACATATTGCCTCCGCTTCTCTGCGTATGGCCGTCATCGGTGCCTGCGGGTACGCCGCCCCAGAGGTGGCAGACTATGTTCTCAAATATATCAAAGCCCGTGGCGAGGCCGAGGTGTCCAAGGTGACCAAGCAAAATCCCAATGGCAAAAAGCGTCCAGCCAAGCGAAAGTGAAAAGAGCCTGTTCTTGGCGGTTGTTATTCTGACCGTCATCGCAGGCATTACCGCTTTTGCCGCCGCCTGGATTTGCGACTATGTGCTGTCCGTTTTCGGCAATAGCCAAGCGATGGCGTTGATCATCGTGGACGGGGGCAAGCAGATGAAGTCGGACGATGCCACTCTAGAGAAGCAACTTACCACCGCCACCCTTGCCCTTCAAACAGTCCGTGACCTAGGCTGGGCTTTGGCAGTCGGGTGCGTAGGCGTAGCCATAGCGGTGGCTTTACGGTTCCGCAGGCGTTAAGCCTTCGTGCCCTCGTAGAATAGGGCGGCACCAATCTTCTTTGGCTTAATGATGCCGTTCGTAACCATCGCCTTAATGACCGCTTCAGCCTGGTCTTGTTGAAGGCTAAACTCCCTCGTCAGTTCGTCCAGCAACGCCTTTCGGCTCAAGGTAGGCTTGGTTGAAAAGTGAGCGTACTGCTGGCCTACTTTCAGCAACTCAAAAGCCTCCATAGTGGGAGCGACTTCCCATAGCACCTTATGGTCGGCGTGCTTTAACTTGATAGACAAGGTAGGCTTGCCATCCACAGTCCGCATCCCAGCCAACTTGCCACGCTTCGTAAGGTTAAAGGAGAAGATAGGCTTTTCCTTGGACTCACGGCGGACGCTGATGATCGCTCTAGCCCAGTTCACTAATTCAGAACTTCCTAGGCCGCTATATGCCATGTCCGAGATTGTCTGCTCATCCGTGGTTTCCTTGGGCTTGGGCTTACCTTCATGGTGAATGAATACCATGATGCACCCCGTCTCTTGCAACACGGGCTGGATAAGGTTGCGGAGGAAGTGCGAGCAAACCTCTTGCTTGGACAAATCACCCCCCACATAGGACAGCAAGGGGTCTGCCACCAGGACATCCAGTTTCAGCCGCACGATAATCTTACGGCACAAATCTACGAAGTCTTTACCCGTCTTGCTGGCTTCGGTGAAGAAGCGGAGGTTTTCACGGCATAAATCCCGTTCACTACTGGTAAGGCACATCCCAGATGACACTCCTTGGAAAGCCTCCGCAAGATCGCCCATATCGCACTCTGCTTGGACAACGCCAATGCGGAGGGGTCGAATGACAGGAATCCCGAACAGTTCCCGTCCCACCGCCCATGAAGTCGCCATTTGCATGACAAACGATGATTTTCCAATACCAGACTGGCCTGTAACAAGAAGGCTTCCACCTCGACAAAGGTACCGACCATGACCAATGACATGGTTCGGGTCGTTCTTGGTATCGTAGGTTTCGAGCGTGTCGGTTCGGATTTCGTCTGGAAAGTCTTGCCCTTCCCGCCAAGCGGTGAAGGAGTCCCAGTCCTCGGCCCCGACATTGAAGGCGAGGATGCGTTGTTCTTTGTCGCCACGCTTGACCCCACCGAGGCGGCTCCAGCGAGACGGGTTTTTGTTTTGCGGGTCGGGTTCATGGTCGGAAAGGTATTCATAGACTGCGGTGCGGCGTTCTTCCCATTGGGCTTTGTCGGCGGCGTCCACCTTGACCCAGGCGTGAATGGATTTGCCGCCCGAGTCCACCAAAAGGCTGATGGGAAGGTTGGACTGCTGGAAGATCGCAAACTGCTCCTCCTTGGACTTCTTGTCGAACTCGACCAGAACATGGCGGTAACAGGCCACGGCGTTGTCCGTACCCGTGTAGTCGTCCTTGGTAAAGGGGTTGATGCGAATCCATGCCCCCTGCTCGGACTCGGCAAAGTGCTTGCCCTGCTTGGCATCTGGGCCGAAAAACTTGGACAGCCACTCGGCTCGGGTAATGAAGATGCCCTTGGAGGCTGGGAACCATTTGCCGTCCTCCGTCTGCCCAGCCTCGTTGGTGATGCAGACCACATCCTCGTCCTTAAAGCAGTTAAGCAAGACATCCGCCGTGTTGTAAGGCGTCTGGGCATCTACCATGCCTGCAATCACCGTAGGGTCGAACACGAAGCGACCATTGGCACCCACCTTGCGTTCCTTGCCTGCGTTCAGCCAGCCCTTGGGCTTCTCATGAGGCTTGACGAAGGCATCGTTCAACTTGTGGCGGAGTTCCTTCTCGCCCCAGGGCGGGGAACAATGGGAGGTGTTCCACTCGTTAAGCAGGAACCAGGCGTCATCGTAGCCAAGGTCAAAGCCATTGGCTAGTATGCTGGCCGCACGATAAGTGGCTGGGTGCCCGCCTTGGCCTGCCGTGGCGGGAGGAAGTTTGCCAAGGTACGCCCTGGCTCCCGTGATGCGATCTTGAAGGGTCATTTGACTTGAGTGTAGGACACCTTGAAGCCGTTGGGTGCAAGGCTGACGATGTTATACTCAACCCACTCTGTCGCCGTATCCCAATCCCATTTGTGCATCTTCATGCACACCGTAATGAGAAGGTAATAGTTGTAGGTGATGCAACCGTCCTTGCTTGTGCGGACGATGGCTTTCTTGAAGTCCTTGTGAGGCTCCAGTTTAATATGTTGTTTCATGGTGGGTGGAGTTCTGACTTTGCCACTCCCCACCCCCGTGTCAACCGTAGAAGTTCAACTTCATCAACCGACCTTTAGCCAACTGTCGCAGGCGAACCATCTTCACCAATTTTTTCTTCACGGCTTCCTTGATGATGATCTCCGTGTTCGTCCGACCCATCTTCCAAAGTTTGGCGTACTGGGCAACGCTCATGTAGCCCTCGGGTACGACATCGACCGCCCCCTTGCGTTGACGATAGACTTCCTCAAGTAACCTCTGTGCCTTTACAGCGGGATTTTCCATTGGTCGGTGCCATCGTGGATGTGAAGGGTAGGGTACAGCGAGTTGTCCGTGTATTCCCCATAGACGAAGCCCTGTGACCACCCCAGCGTGCTACGGCGGGTGTTGGCGTACTCAAGCGACCCCTTGCGGGTCAGCGTGCCCACGGAGATGCCCTGGGCGGCGTTGTAGGTGCGACCCATCTGGATGCTGGCCTTATGGGTATGGGCAAAGATGACATTCCCGTACATCTCCGCCATGTCACGGGCCGAGTTCTCATTGTAAATTGTTCCGTGGGTAAACTTGTAATTGGCCAACTGATAGACTTGCCACACCCCAGAATACGGGATGAGTTGGGCGTGCAATTTTAAGCAGGCCACCTCAATGGCTTCGATGCTTGTCTGTGCCGCCATCGCCCGCAGTTGATTGTTGCTGTGGCGATCACGCCAAAGACGGGCTTCGTGATTACCAGCCAGAACAACGGTGCAACGCAAGCGGTTCAAGAAATCAATGCCCCCCATTAGGTCGGGCTTGATAGGGTCGCCTTCGCCACCAGCACTTCCCATGAACGGGGACATATCGGTGAAGTCACCCAGGTGTATCATCTCATGGGGCTTAAAGGACTCACGGAACTTGACGACAGCCTCGACCGCCAGCGGGTCAGCGTAGATGCCGTGGGAACACCCAACGGCCATGAACCTTCGATAACCTTTGGTAATGTTAGCCACGGAGTTTAGACACAACTTTGAATTGGTAGTTTGGGATGCTTGTGCCCTTGCGTGGTGCCACCTCGTCAACAGCCAAAAGGATGTCAATGGCCTCCTTTGGCGAGAAGGTGGCGTGGGTATTCCTACCGACCGCTTGGCCGAGAATACGCCGCAACAGGCTCAACCCGTTGGTGTACCGCTTGCCCCTAACTCTTTCGGGCTTTTGGTACCACGGTAGGGGGGAGGTTGGTGGGATAGAATCGGGTGAACTTTTTTGCATGGAGTTGCCAGTAATGGATGGGTTTGTTTTTGATGTGTGGGTAAACTTCAGAAAGCCATTTCCAGAGACGATGATCCCAGCAGAACCAGTTGCCGCCTTCCATGTGGTCGGCCACGAACTCTGGGTTCTCGACCTTGCCGTTCTCATAGACGGCAAACAGGGCGTGCTTGGGTACCTTATCTCGGTAGGCTTGTAGTGCAAGTGGCGGTTGGTTCATTTCTTTTCGTAATAACCAATTTGTCCAAAGAACTCGTCACGCATACGGCGGGATTCTATAATGTCGGTGGACATCCTGCGGTGCTTGCGGACGCCTTTCTCTTTCCACATAAGGTACCAATATAATGAGGTTTTCATTAAATTACGATTCGGGTTGTTATGAATCTTATTGTAGTAGCCAGCGTCCTCAATGGGTGGTTCGCCAAAGCCGACATTCATAAGGGACACCAATCGGTTGACGGGCAGGCCGAGCGACCTGGCACGATCATCAAGGCTTTGGCAATACTCGGCGGTGGCCAGGTTGCCGTGAATAGGGTATTGAGTGGACATGGTTAAGGTTGTTTAGGGGAATCGACACCTTTGTTCTGATATGTCGATTTAAGTTTGTCGAGTTCTTTACGAAGTTCAAGGTTCTCGTCAGTCAGACGCTCAATTCGGTAACGGTTTTGAACGGAATTATAGCGGTACCTGGCAATAATTTCAGCCAATTCTTCGGGGGTTAGGTCGGTCATTTTAATTTTAGTCCAAGATTAAAGTCATGGTTAATGCAATAAACAGTACGATACCTAAACCCGTAAGTCTTGGTAATCTCACGGACTGTCATGCCTTTCTCTGCGGCCTCAAGAACAGCGTGCTTAATGTCGCCATAAGGTCGCTTAAGGACTACATACTCAAACTTGAGTCCAAGCCTGTACGCACAGTTATGGACGGCTGGTCGGGAGAGTCCATGTTTCTCTGCGATCTGCTTCTTGGTAAGACCTTGCTTGTAGCCCTGGATGACCACCTCTCGAGTCTTGCCGTACCCAAGCGTATTTGAACCTGTATTCCTCACGACTGCTTGCCCTCCTTGGCGGCGTTCCATTTTGCCATCGCATCTTCATTATCATCCCAATCTCCATTGTCATCGCAACCATTGGCTTGAATGGCTCGTTCCATGTTATCCCCGGCCTTGGTCAGCCGCTCGACCTCGGCCTTGAGGCGGGCGTAGTCCTCACGCTCGGCTCGCAAC